AGAGTTAATGAAAATTGACCCTACTCTTACAAATGATGACTTAGATACAATTTCTAAATACAGTCAGAGTTGGTATGATTACTTTAATACAGCACAGTTTTACGAAAACGATATGTTTTATCGTGATACTTGTACGTTAATGTACTTTAATTATAAAACCACTAAGAAGATGGTTTATAAGAAAAAAGTAAAAGATAACGGGAATATTAGTATGATAGAAAAGGATGATGGTTTTAATCCGCCAGATGAAATGATGGAGGAAAACAATTTTGAAAAAGTAGAAAAAACAATTGATGTTTGGTATGATGGCGTTATGGTGATGGGGACAAACATTATCTTAAAATGGGAGCTTGCTAAAAATATGGTAAGACCTAAGTCAGCTTCTCAACATGCTATTCCAAATTACGTAGCTGTAGCGCCAAGGATGTATAAAGGAGTGATTGAATCGTTAGTAAGAAGAATGATACCTTATGCTGATTTAATTCAGATGACTCATTTAAAATTACAACAAGTGATTGCTCGTACAGTGCCTGATGGTGTGTATATAGATGCAGATGGTTTAAATGAAGTAGATTTAGGGACGGGAGCAGCATATAATCCAGAAGATGCATTAAGACTTTATTTCCAAACAGGTTCTGTAATAGGTAGAAGTTATACACAAGAAGGAGATTACAATCAAGGTAAAGTTCCAATACAACAGCTTACAAGTAATTCAGGAGCTTCTAAGGCACAAATGCTTATTGGCAACCTAAATCATTATTTAGATATGATACGCGCTGTAACAGGCTTAAATGAAGCGAGAGACGGTACAATTGCTAACTCCGATGCTTTAGTGGGTGTTCAAAAGTTAGCAGCATTAAGTTCTAATACCGCTACTCGACATATATTAGATGGAAGTCTTTACATATATAGAACGTTAGCTGAGGCTTTAACTTACAGGGTAGCGGATATTTTAGAATACGCAGACTTTAAAGATGATTTTGTAAACAAAATAGGTAAATACAATGTTAGCATACTTGGAGAAATATCTGATTTATATATATATGACTTTGGAATCTTTATTGAATTGTCTCCAGACGAAGAGCAAAAAGCAATGCTTGAGCAAAATATTCAAATGGCATTATCAAAAGGTGATATTAACTTGGAAGACGCTATTGATATACGTGAAATTAAAAATCTTAAACTTGCGAATCAGTTGCTAAAAGTAAAACGTAAGGCTAAGCAAGAGCAAGATCAGCAAATGGAAATGCAGAAGCAAGCTATGATTACTCAGCAACAATTAAAATCTCAGGAGTTAGCTGCTCAAGTAGCTATGCAAAAAATACAAGCTGAAACTCAAGCTAAGATGCAATATAGACAGGCGGATGTAGCTTTTGAAATTGAAAAACAAAAAGCAGAAGCTCAATTGAAAGCTCAGTTAATGCAGCAAGAGTTTAATTATAACTTACAGCTACAAGGAATGACACAGACACAACTTTCACAAAGAGAGGCTGATAAAGAAAAAGCAAAAAGTGATAGGATAAGTCAACAAAATACAGAACAATCAAAATTAATTACTCAACGAAAGAATAATTTACCTCCACAGAACTTTGAATCTAACGAGGATAGTTTAGATGGTTTTGATTTATCAGAGTTTGAACCAAGATAATGTGTTTAAATTTTACGTAACTTTGCAATTAAATTAAATTAAATCAAATGGACATTAAAGTAAGAGAAGTGTCGGCTGAAGAAAAGTCGTCTCAAGAAATAGAACAAGAACTCCTTGATAAGCATGAGGAGAAACAACAGTCAGAAACTGGGCAAGAAACTACAGAGGTTAAAGTCGAAGAACCTCAAGAAAATGTAGAAGTAAAAGAAGAAAGTATACCAGAGGATGCTCCGGTTGAGGAGGTTAAAGTTGAAGAACCTCCACTAATGGAAACTCCTTCTGAATTAAACGAAGACGAAGTTCTTTCATATATTGGAAAAAGATATGGTAAGGAAATTAATTCTATTGATGAATTAGTTAGCCAGCGTGAAGAAAACGAACCGCTTCCTGAAGATGTGGCTGCTTACCTAAAGTATAAAAAAGAAACTGGACGAGGTTTTGGTGATTTTGCAAAATTGCAAAAAGATTACACTGACTTAGGTCCAGATGCTTTGCTACGTGAATATTACTCTATAACTGAAGAAGGTTTAGATTCAGAAGATATAGATTTATTAATGGAAGATTTTGTGTTTGATGAAGAAATTCATGAGCCAACTGAAATTAAAAAAATAAAACTAGCAAAGAAAAAAGAAATTGCCAAAGCAAAAAAGTTTCTCAAACAACAGCAGGAACAATACAAACAGCCCCTTGAGTCAAGGGAAAGTTCTGCCACTGCTAACAATGATGAAATAATTGAATACAGGCAATATCTTGAGGCAGCTAAGACTCAAGAGGAGCAAGCAAACCACAAAAGAGAATGGTTTGTTAAAAAAAGTGATCAAGTTTTTAACACCGAGTTTAAAGGTTTTAAATTCAATATAGGTGACAACGAGGTTGTTTATACTCCAGGCAGTGCTTCTGAACTTAAGAAAGCTCAAGAGACTCCATTAAATTTTGTAAATAAATTTTTGGACAACAATGGGTATTTAAAAGACGCAGAAGGATATCACCGCTCTTTAGCAATTGCAATGAACCCTGAAAAGTTTGCACAGTTCTTTTATGAACAAGGCAAATCCCAGGCAACTGATGATGTAATACGTAAAACGAAAAACATAAACATGAGTGAGCGTAGTGCACCAGAGGTTTCTGTTAAATCAGGATTTCAAGTGAAAGCAGTTTCTCAGCCTTCGAGCAAAGGACTGCGAATTAAGAGTATTAAAAAAACGTAATAATAATTTAAAATAATATAACATGGCAGGACAAGTAAAAGCAACGCCAACATTCGCGTTGACTCCGAGTTCAGAAAGAACTCCAACAGCCCAAAACTATATTGTAAATTTTGATTTCTTAAATCAGTATCTACCAGATACGTATGAAAAAGAATTTGAAAGATACGGTAATAGAACGATTTCTTCATTCCTTAGAATGGTAGGAGCGGAAATGCCTACAAACTCAGACCTTATCAAATGGGCAGAGCAAGGTAGGTTACACACGAAATATACAAGCGTAGGTACAGCAGCAATATTAAATGCTGACCAAGCTGTATTTCAGGTAAACGATGCAATTGACCCAGCAACTGCTGAGCAAGTAGTCAGAGTAGGACAAACTATTGTAGTTGTTCAAAACGATGGTTCAGGTCTTAACAAAGCAGTAGTAAGCGCAGTAAACAATGCCGGTGGTGGTAAAGGACAGTTCACAGCTGACTTTTACGAAGCAGGTGGTTTAGTAACTGCAGGTACTGGTGTTGGTAACGCAGATGTTACAGTATTTATTTACGGTTCAGAATTTAAAAAAGGAACAGCAGGTATGGTAGGTTCATTAGAATCTAACGACTTCATTTTCGACAACAAGCCAATCATCATTAAAGATACTTACAACGTATCTGGTTCTGATATGGCACAAATCGGATGGGTAGAAGTAACTACTGAAGACGGTGCTACTGGTTACCTTTGGTATTTAAAGTCTGAGCACGAAACAAGATTAAGATTCGATGACTATTTAGAAACAGCTATGATTGAAGCTGTACCAGCTGAGCAAAACTCAGGTGCTGCTGCTATTTTAGGTAGCGCAGGTGGTGCTGTTAACCCAGGTGCTGGGTCAGACGGTATCTTTTATGCTGTTGCAAACAGAGGAAATATCTGGGACGGTGGTAACCCAACTACCCTAGCAGATTTCGATTCTATCATTAGTAGATTAGACAAACAAGGAGCTATTGAAGAAAATGTAATTTTCGCAAACAGACAATTCATTTTTGATATGGACGATATGTTAGCTGCTCAAAACTCTTATGGAGCGGGTGGTACTTCTTACGGTCTATTTGACAATGACGAAGATATGGCATTGAACTTAGGATTCTCTGGATTCAGAAGAGGATACGATTTCTATAAAACTGATTGGAAATACTTAAACGACCCTACAATGAGAGGTGGTTTACCATCAGGTGCAGGTTCAGGTAAAATCAATGGACTATTAGTTCCAGCTGGTTCTACAAGTGTTTATGACCAAATTCTTGGTAAAAACGCTAAGAGACCTTTCTTACATGTTAGATATAGAGCTTCAGAAACTGAAGACAGAAGATATAAGACTTGGATTACTGGCTCTGCTGGTGGTGCTGCAACGTCGGATATCGATAACATGCAAGTAAACTTCTTGTCTGAGAGAGCTGTATGTACTTTAGGTGCAAACAACTTCTTCTTATTCCAAGACTAGTAATTAATTTTAAGGGGCGTAGCAATATGCCCCTTTTTTAAATTTTAAATTAAATTAAATCAAATGAAAAAAGAAAATACAAGTCCTAAAACGGACACAGTAAAAATTACCCCTAAAAAATCTACACCTAAATTCGTAGATAAACAATATAAACTTACAAGAGAAACACCACCTTTATCTTTGATATTAGCATCAAGGCATACTACAAGGTTTCCGTTGTTATACTTTGATGAAGACACTGGTCTTAATAGACCTTTGAGATACGCAAGGAATCAAAACTCTCCATTTCAAGATGAGCAAGATGATAACGCTATTATCGAGCCTATTGTATTTGAAGATGGATTCTTACACGTTCCTAAAAATAATCAAGTCTTACAAAAATTCATGGACTTACATCCTGGAAAAGGAAGAGTGTTTACAGAAGTAAATAAAGCAAAAGAAGCTGCAGAATTAGTAGAAGACTTAAACTTAGAAGTTGATGCTTTAATAGAAGCTAGACAGCTAACAGTTGAACAGGTTGAAAACGTAGCTAGAGTTTTATTTCAAAATGATGTATCAAAAGTTACAACAGCTGAGCTTAGAAGAGATATTTTAATATTTGCAAAACAAAACCCAGGTGGTTTTATGAATTTATTAAAAGACCCTGCTCTTAAGTTTAACGCTACTATTCAAAACATATTAGATAAAAATCTAATACAACTTAGAAATAATAAGAAAGAAGTGTGGTTTAACACAGCGTCTAATAAAAAGAAGATGTGTAATATACCATACGGGGAAGACCCATTGTTTATTATAGCTTCATTCTTTGAAAGCGATGATGGTTTAGAGTCATATAAGCATTTAAAAGCGTTAGCAAAAAATTCGTAACTTTACAACTTGTTTAACCCATTAAATTTTTTAACAATGGCAAAATTTTTAAAAGTACAAACTGCAGCAAATGGCAATTTAATTATGCCTGCTGATAAAATGGTAATGGTCTCCACTGGTGGTGGCGGCTTTACTACAACTATAGTTAATTATCTTACTACAGGAGCGTTCGACACCATAACAATAACTCATGGTGCTGATACAGCTAGTGGATATAATATGATAAACTATATTCAAAATAAATTAATTCAAGTTGCTCAAGGAAAATGGTCAGAATCTATTCTTGACATTACTGATGGAGCTCCAACTGTAATCACTAACGTTGTAATCTCATAATCATGAATAAATATTTCAATTTTCCGCAATCAGGAGTTACTACTCCTATCGTATTAAACGCAAACATGGTAGAGTCTATTGAACAGACCTCTACTACTGAAACGTCTTTTTTCTATGCAGGAGCTGCAGCTACTGATAAGGTAACCCTTACACACGCTGCCGATTCAACAGGAGTTGCAATGCAAAACTTTTTTGTAGCTGCTCTAGTAGATTTAATGAGCACGTCTTACACAAATGCGGCGCCAACATTAACGCCGCCTAACGTTGTAACTGGATTAGCTTGGAACTAATAATATAATCCTTCCTTTACTATCGACAAGAAAGCACCCAAATCAGGGTGCTTTTTTATTTTATGTATCTTTGTAAAAAGATTTTAAAATGATAAACTCTGTAAGAAATACTGTACTTGCTATTATCAATAAAAATAACTATGGATATATATCTCCGAGTGATTTTAACTTATTTGCTAAACAAGCTCAGTTAGATTTGTTTGATGAATATTTTATTAATTATAATCAGCAGATTAACGAGGAGAATGCAAGGGTTTCAGGAACAGGTTATGCTGATATTAAACTAGGTTACGAAGAAGTGATAGATACGTTTTCAATCACAGCAACTTTAACACAAAATGCAGGAAATGTTTACTATCTACCTTCAACAACAACAACAGGTAATGATTATTATTTATTAAATAATATTAATTGTTTTAATGGTGGTGTCTATCAGGGAGAAGCAGAAAAGGTAAGTAATAATAAAATTAAATTATTAACTAATTCAATATTAACTGCACCTTCTACATCATATCCTGCGTATACTCAACAAGGAGATTCTATTACTGTGTATCCTTCAAGTTTTAGTGGAGCTTTAGATATACAGGCAGTATACATACGATATCCTTTAGATCCTAAATGGACTTATGTTACTTTGTTTAACGGTGAGCCATTGTTTGACCAGACGCAAAATGATTATCAAGACTTTGAGCTGCCAATTGATGACTCAAATAATTTAGTAGCTAGAATATTACAATACGCTGGAATATCAATAAGAGAGGCTGATGTATTTCAGTTTGGGCAAATAGAAGAGCAACAACAAAATCAAACTAATACATAATTATGAGTTATTTAAATCAAAAAAAATATTACACAAACGATGGAGTATCTCCAACAGATGCTAATTGGGGGTCATATCAATATGTAAGTTTAGCTGACATAATGACAAATTTTGAATTAATGTATGAAGGAAATCATTCGTTGGTTAATAATGAAAATAGATATAAAATATTATTTCACGCAAAAAGAGCAATACAAGAATTAAACTACGATGCTTTTAAAGAAATAAAAGCGTTAGAATTAACAGTTTATGATGATCTTAGGTTTGTACTGCCTTCAGATTATGTAAATTGGGTAAAGCTTTACTTATTTAAAAACAATACCCTATTACAGTTAACTGAAAATATTCAAGTACAATCTGCTACTTCTTATATTCAAACAGGTTCTGCATCTTTTACTTATGATACAGGGAATAATGTTAATACCGAAGAATCAGACTTAGACACAACTAGAAAAAGCGGAGCTTTAAACAGTATTTATTTAAATCAAAATAATGAAAATGATGTTAATGTAAATTGTGTGGATTGTGAAGGAGATATATATAATTCAAGAATAGGAGCTAGATATGGTTTAAATACTGAAACAGCAAACATTAATCCTACGTTTACTATTGATAAAAGAGCAGGTGTTATAAATTTTGATTCAACTATGGCGAATCAGCAGTGTGTTTTACAGTATATATCTGACGGTATGGAAGATGGCAATAACTCTACTATACAAGTCAATAAATTATTTGAAGATTATATATATGCATATATTCAATATGCGATATTAAATAGTAAATTTGGGGTACAAGAATATATTATTAATAGAGCTAAAAGAAATAAACAAGCATTATTAAGAAATGCAAAAATTAGATTGAGTAACATTCACCCTAGTAGATTGCTTATGAATTTAAGGGGTGAAAATAAGTGGCTAAAATAAAATGGCAAAAATCCAAAGAAATTTTATCGCAGGCCGAATGAATAAAAGCCTTGACGAAAGGCTTATTCCTAATGGTGAGTATGTAGACGCTTTGAACGTAAGATTAGGTTCAACTGAAGAAACAGAAATTGGTGCGGCAGAAAATTCTAAGGGTAACACTCAAATAACAACACTTCAATATACGGATGGAACGTCCTTAAGTTCTTCAGCTCGATGTATAGGAGCATTTGATGATGGTGCTAATGAAACTATATATTGGTTTGTTCATGACCCTTCTTTTACTGTAGGCGCTACGGGTAAACTAGATTTAGTTGTATCTTTTAATGTTAACACAGGTTCTCTTTTATATCACGTAATTAGTATTGATAACGGAACAAATGTTAATACTACTTTAAATTTTGACCCAAAATATTTAATAACAGGTATAAATAAAATCGGAGATTTATTGTTTTTTACCGACAATTTAAACCCTCCAAGAGTAGTTAATGTTAATTCTAACTACTCCAACCCTGCTGTAAACATAGATCAAATAACTTCAGAGGAATTACTAGTAGTTAAAAAACCTCCTTCTCAATCTCCTCCTGTTGAATTAATTAAAACAGGCGTAGAAGATGCTTTTATGGAAGATAATTTTATTTGTTTTGCATATAGGTATAAATACTCTAATGGAGAATACTCAGCTGTTTCTCAGTTTAGCGAACCTGCTTTTATACCAGGGGCGTATGAATTTTCTGCTGATAGTTTTTTAAATGAAGGTATGGAAAATGATTATAATGGAGCTATCATTACTTATAACTCTGGGAGCTCATTGGTAGTTGGAGTTGATTTATTATTCAAAGAAGCTAACGACCCTACTATTAAGATTATAGAAAGAATTAATAAGTTAAATAATAATCTAGCTAATAACACAGATTACACTTTTACTTTTACAAATAGTAAAATCTTTACAGTATTACCTGAATCAGAAATATTAAGATTATATGATAATGTTCCTATAAAAGCAAAAGCTCAAACTTTAATGGGCAATAGACTTATTTACGGAAACTATGTAGAAGGATATGATTTAACTGATATATTTAATTCACCTTTAGAATTAACTTATAACACAGAACTTGAAAATAATTCTATAGGCGAAACTTCTTTAGCAACTTCTTTTACAAGTTTTCAATATCAAGCTTTT